CAAGGTTTTACTCTCCTTCCAAATTAGAAGAGGAGAGTCGTCTTCTACACGAACAGCCATGTTAATACATGACTGAAGAGGTGTAGAAGATTCCCCACGACATCCCCGACCATCGTAAAAAACTGGTCTGGAATGTCCCCGAAGAGCTGCCCAGTAGTATGGTCCATGATTCTTCTCCTCACGTAATTTAGATTCAAATCTAAGATACGAGAAGCGGAAGACACCATGCCCTATATGAATGGGAAAGCTCACATCGGTTCTACCCTTCAAAAATGAAGGTAGAACAGGGAGAGAAACTTTGATACCACTGTCATCGGGAAAGTCCGAGGGAACAAGGCGAGCCTTGCTCTTCGTCTTCCCTATTTCAGACAAGAGGTATCTAAGAGTCTCCGCAACCTCGTACTCAGACCATCTCATCTTAAATCCATTGATGAGTTTGTAGAGTACGGCCTCGTAGGCCTTTGGGCCTACATGCGTTTGACCACTCCTTGGACAGAATGGTCGGACGTCCACCCCGTGGTAGTAATCACCACCACAGGACTCCCTGAAATAGCCTTCGTGATAGGTTTTATCAAGATTTATCACGAAGCCTAATTCCTCAAAGACACGAACAACAGTACTATGGATTTGATTGATATAAATCATATCATCACCATAGACCGAGATCGTGCCGCGAGCACTCTTACCTCTTACGAGGAAGTGTATGCTCTTGAGGAGTGACAGGAAGACCAACGTTTGCAGAGGGAATGTGTACCCAATGCCCATTGTGCAGAAAGTACTACTTTCCACAATGGTATCATTGGGTAACCGGACACGTCCAATCCTACTGAGGTTTAAAATTTCAAACCAATCAGAAGGAAAAAGACGTTCCACAAGAGCAACGGAAATTGAATCCGAAGCGCTTGACAAATCCGCAGTAGTGAACATACCATGTTCACTAGCACGGCGGGCTAAAACTTTGTGACGCTGTTGTAGCGTCGCAATGTCGTAACCCCACCTCTTAAGTCTTTTGGTAATCAATTTTCCTAACCCATCGGACATATATCCTCCGATAGTGGTATTAGGCATAATTGACCTTAAAGACTTAAACGTTTTGGGGACTAGGGTCAGTGCCAGGGAATCGCATAGCTGGTAGACGGATCCGTTAGGATCACTGTCTAATTGTTTCTGCCAATGTTCTTGGACAGATTCAATATGGCTCATTTCTGAGTCAAACCAGTCAATTTGATTCTGGGAACCGGAAATTGGTATACGCCACCGATTGCCTTCACAGGCTTCTCGAGCAGGTATACCGACCGACGCCCGTCTTCCGAACCTACAGAGGTCGCGATGTTTTTCATCGCTGTACGTACCTAAAACTTTAGATACGTAGATACGCGCAAGGTGAAGTACCTTCTTAGTTTCAGCACTAAGAAGGTCCCACTTCACTTGCGTGATCCGATTTTGAGTCTCTTGAAAAGATAGGATTGACTTTTCAATTAACTCTTGATCGCTATACAGATCCTTTTCGAATCTGTACCTCTTCAGTAAATTTGCCATTTGATGCGATACTTTAAAAGTATACGTATCCATAGCATCATTTACTGACGGACAAGCTGCACGAATACCAGCAATGTCTTTACGTTTAACTGCTTCGTAAAGATCACTGCAAAAGCTGGCATCGTTGCAATTTGTACGGAAGTCCCTGACGAGAGTAGACACAACGTTGTGCATCAACTCATCTACTGAAAATCTATCAGTAGACATAATACACCTCCTTTACTGGTAGGTGGCAGGGAGGATCACTAAGAAAGTGATCCAGTGGCCCAGAAGGCATCCATATCCGTATCGAACAGCATTTGTGCACCGAGTTTATTCATCTCAGTACAATCAGCTGCAGATACAGAAGGATGCATCTCCCGTTCAATCCGAAGTGTATTAAACACAACGGATCCG